TAAAGCAATTTCCAAATACGATATAACTAACCTCGCAATCTATTTAATAACACTCGAACAAAATTTTAGCGAAGCAAGATGTGCCGCGATAGCACTTGAGGAAGCGGTTAAATCCCTTACGGAAGAGAATGAACGACTTCATTCCTACAAAGATACGGTAGATGCAATAGTTTGCCGAGTTAACGACGATGATAGTTATTTAGATTAAGGAGGAAAACAAATGGAAAGACAGGAATTTATAGATAGAATGGACGCAGTTAGCACTCAGGTTGCAACAATGTCCTTAACACTCAATGGTAATAGAGGGGTTCTTAGTGATGACTTTATCGCATATATCTACGATAACTTCGACCCAATGGTTGATGCCTATCTTGGATTAATCGAAGAAGAAGTTGTTGGCGAAGATACTGGAATACTCCGTGAAGTAGTTTGGGAAGACCACTCCCAGTTCCCAATAGAAATCCTCATAGACCCCATATACGACGGCAATGATGCTGGCAACAAGATAGTTGCTAATTCTTGGGGCGACCTTTATGACCAACTCGTTTATTGAGGGGCGGCACAACGCTCCTCATTTTCTAACGGGAACGAAAATTTTAGAGAAACAGATATAGGCCCAACACTTACAGAACGAATTCGAAAGCTCTAATTATAATTTAAAATTATAATTTACAATTATAATTTATATATTATAATTTAATATTATAATATTAAATTATAAAAGAACCGAAGCAACCAGCAGAACACAAAGGAGCCGAATAATGGAGCCGAGTAACTGTTGGCTGGAAGGGAGCCAATTAAAAAGGAGTCGAAACAAACCAGCAGAACCCGTAGGGAAGAACAACGTAGGAGAGAACATTATAATTATATAATAAAAAAGAGGGGAGCCAGCTACCGTAGTGCCGAAACCGAAAAGGTGGAAGCCGTGGAGCTGGAAGGCGGCACAGCCCCGAAGGGACGACAAAACGCCAGTTAAGGAAGCCTTTAAAGGAGCCGATTATAATTTAAAGATTATAGGGAGCCAATTATAATTTAAAAATTATAATAGAGGAGCCTATAATAGAGGAGCCTATAATAGGGGAGCCTATAATGGAAAGCCGAAAGGGAGCCGACTATAATTGAAAATTATAATAAAAGGGGAGCTGCTAAAGGCTAAAGAATTGGGGAGCCGACAATTGAGGGGCCGATAATTGAGGGGCCGACGCTAAAGCCGACAACCAAAAGCCCGTCAATCGAAATCCTACAATATAGGAGGAGGTCGTAGCGGGTGCAATTATATGGAGATACCCTAAAAGTTTAAAAAATTTTCTATCGACCCGAAGCCTTCGGAACGTAGATATAGCAAAAGTTAGTATGTATGCGAAAAAGTTGGTCTGGCCACGCTCCAACCTAAAAGTCAAATATTTAAAATCTATAATATATAATTTATAAATTATAATTTAGGGCGCTAAGCGAATTACCTCCTCTTCCACGAATTGAGGGGGTCTAAAATTTCAAAAGAGGGGGTCTAAAAAATGATAAGACACATTTATAAAATAGTCCGTAAATCGTATTGCATGACGGCAGCGGAACTCTATGCGACAGAGGACTACTTCGAAATCAACGACGTTTTGGTTGATAGTCCAGATAAGTTAGGAGTTCGCTTTCAGGGTGAGCGCACTGACACCTATAACTTCCTTTTTGATGTCGAGGCGGCAGACCGCAAAGAGTTAGAAAAGGAACTCCGCAAGATTATCAATGACTTCGGTATCGGCATTAAGTACGAGTTTAATGATGAAATCTACTTAATGTTTGCCGAACCCAAGCATGAGAATGTTTGGCATGAGGCAGACTTGATAATCCATCAGGTCCATCCATTTGGTAAGAAAGATACTTGTGGTGCCGCGGTTCTGATTGGGAAAAAGCAGAACCCAGAGGAAGTCTTCCCCAATGCGTTCGAGTCTGAGTACTGGTTCAACAAGTGGTACAATCGCTTAAGAATTTATCCTTGTGCCGCGCCGTCGTTTCCGTCAGCCGTTTACTACAGTTTCCTCCTTACACTAAACGAGTTCTACTACACACTTTATCCATCTTACTTCCAGCCAGAAACTACATACTACGCCTACAGAATTGACGACCGCGGCTTCGATAATGCGGAGCAGGTTAAGGATTTAACTCTGGAGCAGTTCGACTTTTATGTTGTGCCGTCACTGAAGGGATGTGCAATGCCCGACCTCACAGGTTACAGCTCACTCAATCCTTCACAGCTCACGGCGGCATATTGTCACTATATAATGCCATTCTGGGACAAGTTCATCGCTAAATAAGTAATAAAGCAGCACGTAAAGTGCTGCTTTTCTTTTCGCATTACTAAAAAAAACTTGACTTTTTTTATAAAATATGGTATAATGGGGAGGGATATATATAAAAAAATTAAAATTTTTAACAAAAGGCCCGGCAATAGAACTGAAATGGCTTTGTTTTGGCGAATTTCTTGTGTCTCGGGCCCTATTAAATTCGGTTTTAGTTTAAAATAAATCCCAAAACCAATTTTATAGTTGCGATTAAGACTTCCGAACATATAATTCGGCGTCTAATTTTCAATAAACTTGACTAATTGCGGCGGACGGCGGATAAATTGCAGCTCACTAATAGTTAAAATATTTAACTTGGGTGTGCCGCCCCAGCTCACCAGCTCGCATAAGGTGGAAGTCGCAGCTCACAGACGCAGCTCACCGGAGCACTCAATCGCAGCTCACAGACGCAGCTCACAAGGCCTTCGCGGGGAGAGGCTCGGCCCCGGGCCATTAGTGTATAGGTGGGAGGAGGTGGAGGGGCGGCGATAAAGTATGAACAAAGTATTAATTAATTAAAAAAATGAACAGCGGCCCGGGATGGCCCGGGCCATGTTAGTGGAGACTAACGACTTAATAAAAAAAATGGACGTTTAACACGTCCATTCTACAAGATAGTCGTCTACGAGATAATCTACGTAGTATTTGTTAATAAATTCACCTATTGGATTGTCGTTAATTGTTTCGCTTATGCCTACGAACTCCGCAAGATTGTAGTATCTGTTATCACCATAGACTTCTCTTGTAAAGAGGTTTATGCCTATGAAAAAGCTGTCAAGATATTCACTATCAACTAATCTACCTGTATCGCTGAGATACTCTCGTAAATCGTCACCGTCTACGTCTACCCTATCTTTTCTGTGGTATTCTGCCGCGTCGCCGATTAGGTTTGAACTACGATTTGCGGTGAACTCCCACAAATTGTCATAGAATTTATCCCAATCTGCTTTTGAGATTGCAATACCTCTGATGATTGAAATAAAACTTGAATAACTCATTACTTATCACTCCATTTCCGACATTTCGCTTTAACCTGCATATCATAGTCATGAAAGTTATCACAGTCTAAATCCCACGAATGAGGAGCACGTCTAAAGATACAGCAACCGTTATCATCAAATGGACACATTTCGCAGTCAGTATCTTCACAAGCCTTTTTAACGGCAAGCGCTACGTCCTCATATTCTTGACGCTCTGCGATTTCGGCTTCTTCTTCATCTTCTACGCGCTGGTTCATAAAGGTATAAAACATTTTCTCTACTCTCATTTTAAGTCCTCCTTAATTTTCAATTGATATGCAGACTTCTTTTGCATAGTGTCCGTCGTCGCCTATGAAAAGGACTTCTTCTTCATGGACATCATCACAATAACTATACCAATCATCACTACACTGATAATCAAGAGTTAGAGGGGCATTTTCAAGACCTTTTGCCTTTGCTTTTTCATACAATTCTCTTACTGTCATATTCATGACCACCTTTCCTTTACTGTAACTATATTATAACATATATTGTGCCGCCTGTCAACAGTTTTTTGTTAGGATATGCTAACGGCGGCCCGGGCGCTTTCGCGCCCTAAAGTACGAAAGTTATTCTACGTCTTCAACTGGAAATATCTGCATACCATAGAAATACCAACGTGTGCGGATTTCCTCGAATAAGTCTTCCTCTGTATAATCAGGGTAATCAATTTCGATTTGGTCTGCACGTTCATTAATCATCCACCGCATAGCGTCTTCCATTGTATTGCGAATAGCAAGCACTTCAACTTGACTTTCACATTCAACAACTACATATTTCATATTATTTCTCCCCCTCTATTTCATCTCGTAAATCCTTAAATCGGCAAGGGTGTTCTCCTGTTTCATCGTCCCAATTAAATAGCCAACAACCCTCGCAACCGCTGGGTTCATCACGTCTATTTGAGCAGAGGTCTTTTGCAATCTCATAAAGTTCCCATGCCTGCATTGGTGTAATTTTCATTTAATCAACTCCTTTACTATATATAGTATACCATATTATATAGTAATTGTCAAGTAAAAGTTGTTAGTATGACCTAACATGACCCGGGCGGCTTTGCCGCCCTAAAGCGACAAAGTCAGTGAAGAACACGTTTTATGATTGTGCCATGTAAAGTTGTCCAGAATACATCACCCTCTATATTGGAGTGACAACACTTTTCACATATATGCTTTTTTATAAAGTATCCATCTTTTGGATACTCATCATCTTCACTGTCAATAATTGAATCTGTAAGATAATCGAGTGCATCTTCAAAATCCCTTGTTACATATTCGACTTCACCCAAGTTAAATACTGGATAAGCTTCTCCGTCCTGTACGATATAAACATATTCCATTAGTCCTCGTCCTCCTCATCATCACACTTCTCTACCTCGTTATCCCAATAGCCAAAGCAACCCTCATTCATTGCTTCCTGTGCAAGTTCAATTGCTTCTTCTTCGCTGTCGGCTTCGATATAGTCCTCATATACTCTTGATACCTTTACCCAATACTGTGCCATATTTAAGCACTCCTTTCCTTTAGGGAGAGAGCGACTTCAAGTCTACTATTGAATTATACTGGATAATTCCACCAGTGGCTAAGCCGCTCGATTACTTCCTTTACTGTAATTATATTATATCATATAATGTGCCGCCTGTCAATACCCAGTTGTTAGGATACCCTAACGCGGCCCGGGTCAGTTAGTAGTGACTAACACTCACATAAAAGAAAAGGGCAAATTTGCCCTTAATAAAGTAAGTTAATACCACTGGCATTTAAAATTGTGTGTGTTTCCTTGCAGTTCTCACAGTCGCACTCGTTAAAGGGCTTATCACAAATACCGTAATTACATTCCTGTTCTCTGCAATCATTCAAGAAAGTATCTGTTTCAACCTCTGTAATAACAGCGCCGCACTCGTCTGCTATTGCTTGGGCAACTTCTTTATCAGTATAAACGCCTAAAAGTCTTGGTTCATCATGCCAACGGTCAATGCAATCAGCATAAGTATAAATAGTTACTTCTGCGGCTAAAATATATACTTTCATATTATTCCCCCTTATTCAACATAGTCATCATAAATTGTGACTGCTACATCTACGTCAAATTCCTCGCCGTCCTCGTTGCAATACAAAGGGTTGAAGTCAACGATTACCTCATGGCGAAGTCCTTTAATAAAATCAAAGAACTTTGCCTCACTTACTGTGTGAACGTCCATTCTCCTATCATCTGATGCCTGTAAAACTAATACTTTCATGCTTTAAGCACTCCTTTCCTTTACTGTAATTATATTATACCATATCTTTATTGCTTTGTCAACACTTAGTTGTTAGCATTATCTAACGGCCCGGGCACCGCTAAATGTTTTAACTAAATAGGGTAAGGGGAAAAGGGCGATTACTCGCCCTTCTCTGCCTTTTTCTTGGCTCTTGCCGCTTTGTCACGCTCTGCCTTTTCAGCCTTAAGGCGCTTGTCCTCAGCGTCCTTTTTAGCCTTGACTTCGAGTGTTTTCTGCCATTCTTCGGCAACCTTATAACCATTGAAATAAGGCTTAGTGCTCTTGCCCCACTTGTGCTCCTGTACAGTCTTTGCTACTGGATAGGGGAACTCTACCCACATGATAGCACCGTCAAGGGGAGACTTACCAACAGGAACGAGAAAACCGCCCTTGTCAGGATAGCAAGCACCATACTGCTCATTAAGAAGCTGTTCAAGTACCTTTACACCCTCTGCCTTGTTGTCTCTCTCAACACTTGCTCTTGTAACCTTAGTCTCTGCCATATGGCTCAACTCCTTTCCTTTACTATATATATTATATCACATCTTACTTGATTTGTCTACTGTCATTTTGCACAAACTTTTCCGCCTCGCACCTACTGCCCATTGTGCAAATCGCCGGCGGCCCGGGCCGCTTTGCCACTTTAGTGTGGCAAAGCCTTTGATAAGAAATAAGTTAAAAGGTTTGACGTTCCCTCATTCAGTTTTGAAAGGAATACTAAATACTCCTCATTTGTTAAATCTTTTTCGCTTGCCATTTCGGTAACTTTCATTAAAACGTCATTAGTAAAGTCCTCTAACTCTTGTTTACTCATTTAATCAACTCCTTTATTTATATACGTCCTCATGTGAAATTATATAACCGTCTTTTTTAATAGTAATTGAAGCGATTTTTTCTTTTCCTTCATTTTCTTTATCTTTTAAAAGAGCATTGATAGATTCTATTAAGATAAAACAGATAGCGAGTATAATTAATAGTTTTATCATTTTATCTCCCCTTTCACATACTAAAGTCCGAAAGTCCAAAAGTCTCTTTTATTGCGTCCATTGCACCCATTTGCAGAAAAAGTAAAAGAATTAAACCATTTGCAGTATCTTCTTTTGCAGTTTCAAATATTTCCTTTACATCATCAATGTTAGGCATAAATACATACATTTAACAAAACTCCCTTCTATGGGCGGTTGCTTATGCAACCGCCTTTAATACTCCAAGTATATTATCTGCATTATATGCACCCTCGCCCCAGTTGTCACGATTTGGCTTTTCATCGTCAAATAATATACCTTTTGAAAGTGTCTGCTTAGGTGTGCCGTATGGTACTATGAATATGTTATCAAATTTAACAGACTTTAGGTGAGTTGCTAACCATTTTAACTTAGTCTGTTTTACCTGTTCATTGTATTCAGCAGTACCACTTTTTGAAGTCCACGAGATTATGTTAATTTTATAACCTATTCTCTGTAACTTATTTAATACTCTTGCAAGTGCTGACATATTTACAAGGGGTTTAGCGATTGCATAAGGGCGAACATTCAGATTGATTAAGTCATCTAACCAACCGTCTACACCGTAGAGGTCTGCGATAGTTCCGTCCATATCAAAGTTAATTATTTTTTCAGTCATATTTATGACCACCTTTCCTTTACTGTAACTATATTATAACATAGAATTATAAAAATGTCAACGCCTTTTTGTTAGCACCACCTAACGGCGGCCCGGGCCGCGCTTCACCGAAGTGAAGCGTTGAAGTTATTTCTTTTTTCTTTTCTTTTTATGGTGACTATCTAAATCAAGTAAATATTTTCTTGTTTTTACTTTCCAATTTGGTTTAGACATTTTACGAACTATTCTATAATGTGTAGTGCGGTTCAGATAAGGTAAATAATATAATATTTCATATTTTTTTAACTCGTCAAATACTTGTGTACAAAGATATTCATATTCAAGTTTTTTCAGTCTATTCATTTAATTAACTCCTTCCTTAAGGGGCGGCAATTATGCCGCCTTTGGTGTGTAATATGTTTTAATTAACTTCTTATGGAACGCAAATTCTGCAAGTAATATAACTAATTCACAATATACATCTTGTAAAGCTGTATGTGCTTCGTTAAATAATTCATCACCTGTTATGTAACGATACAGAATTTCTGCGGTGAGTTTTGGGCGACCATTTTTCGTTAAATAGCCGAAATCCTCACAATATTTAATATACTTTTTTGACTTTGCAAAGGTTTGCTGTGCCATTCTTAAAGTACACCATTTTTCTATACCATAAGGAAAAACATATTTGTATGGTGTTTTAACTGCGTTGTTTGTGTTCTTAATTGCGTTCATGTCAAAACGTGTATTATGTGCAATAACTGCCTTGACTGTGTACTTTTTAATCAGTTTACGAATGATATAAACAGCAGTACGCCATTTTACCATTTTACGCACACCATTTTTCAAGTCCTGTTCATACTGTGGGATTTTATCTGCATAATAAGCTGTTGCCATTTTGTCTTTCATGCCTACGAAAACATCATAAATGACAAAGTTAAATGTTTCATAGATATTACCCTGCCTGTCTATGATAGCCATACCTAAATCATATACAAAGGGATTATCTAAATCACCGCAAGTTTCAGTGTCGAGTTGTAAATAAAAGTGTTTTGGTCTACTCATTGTTATCAAGTCCTTTCTGATTACATATATATTATAGCATATACACATAAAAAAGTCTATTGACATAATGCACAAACTTTCCGCTCATATCGTGCCGCCCTTTGTGCAAATCGACGGGGCGCCCGGGCCCCACGCCGAAAAGGGCGATTTATCGCCCTTTCCGTCTATGAAATATTTTTAACCAAACTCTTACAAAGAGTTCCTGCGCCTTTGGATTTATCACCCTTGAAAATAGCAGATAAAGTACAATTATCGCTATCATGGGGAAAATTAACTCAGGGTTCATTTAATCACTCCCTTAGTATTCCATATTGTTATAAAATTTTGCCATGTGTGTTACATCATAACCACCATAAAAGGTATATATATGAATTAAACACTCTCCGTCCGTATCCTCGTAACGCTCTTGCATAAGGGCGGCGGCTTCTTTTAAGGTAACACCTTTACCTATAACCTCTATACCCTCATATTCATCAAGAACATTAACTTTTAAGGTCGTTAAATCACAATTAGACATATCCATAAAGCCTACCTCCTTTTCCTTTCTATATATAGTATATCATAGATTATAGAAAATGTCAAGCGATAGTTGTTAGGTATGACTAACTCGCCCGGGCCACACGCCGAAAAGGGCGATAAATCGCCCTTAATCGACTGAATAATCAATAATAGTTTGCTTTGTGATTTTTGTCTCAGTGATAGTTATTGTAACCTCTATATCGTTATTTACTTCCACCTTTTTATAAATGTCATGTGAAACTGAAATGTCCTCTGTTCCTGTCTCTGTTTTAACAGTGATGTAATATTTAGTAATTATTGTTTTGCCGCACATTACGTGTTTATCGTAAACATCTGTAACTGTAAGATTTTCACGATAAGTCTGTTTTGTGCCCAAGTCTTCATCTGCTATACTGAAAATGAGTAAACCCATAATCAAAACAAGTACGCCTACAAAAATTCTCCCTACCCAATCTTCCATATTATTCCCCTTTACTTTATTCTTTCAAATGTGCCGCCGCAACCCTTGTGTGTAAAATTCTGCGGTTCGTTAATGAATTTACACATTCTCTGTCTGCCCTCTATTAAGCCGCACTTCTTACATCTACAAATATATCTCATGCTGTTTACACACTTTTCTCTATCAACGCCTAATTTCTCCATTGACTTTGTGGCGTTCTGCGTGTCATAACCATACTTTAACAGACGGTCACCATAAGAATTGAACTTTACGCCATGGTTCCAACAACCTTCGCAAGTGTGGATAACTTCATGGAGGATAATGCTCATTATGCCCTTTTCAGCAGTAATGTTTTCGTCAGTAACAACCTCTCTCAGTTCTATGGAGAAGTCTCCTGTTATGCCGTCTTGAACACATCTACCCCATGCCTTTGACAGTCTCTTGTTTACTGATATGCCTGTTATCTTACGATAAGGTATGCCCTCTGTATCACAAACTACCAGTGCTTTTAACAGTAATGATTTAATGTCATACATAAATCTCAACTCCTTTACTATATATAGTATAACATAAATCATAAAAAAAGTCAACATCTTTTTGTTAGGCGGCACTAACAGGCCCGGGTTGTGTTAGTATTAACTAACTATTAAATAAAAAAGGGAGGAGATTAAATCTCCTCGCCGTTAGATAATTTAACTAATGTCTCGTTTGATATTTTAACATTCATATAGATACCTACGCCGTAATAGCCGTTGTCACCACCTGAGAAGTCTGTCTGCAAAATGCGCTTATCATTTGAGTAAATGAACAAACGATAAGTACCCCAATCGCTATACTCTGGCTGTTCAACTTCAACTTTAGTAATTATATTGCCTTTTGCACCTGTATCAATTACTTCACTGTAAGTATACCAACCATTGCCACAACCGCCGCAACCTTCATTTGAACATACTTCAAGTATAAGACCATTGCTGAGAACAATAGAAAGCTGTTCGCCTGCACCGTCCTCGATTATATCAACAATACTCTGTCCGTAGATGTACTTTGCAAAGCTGTAACTGATTTCTGTCGTTTCATTTTCAGAATTGAAAACTTCTGTCTCTTTGAAATAGCCTACATCTTCACCATTCCAATTCTTCTGAAAGCCAAAGTCCGAAAAGATTTCATTAATATTCATAACATCATTCTCCTTTTGTAGTATTGGTTCTTTACTATATATATTATATCATATTAATAATATAAAGTCAATACTTTGTTGTTAGTATAACCTAACGGCGGCCCGGGCCCCAGTCAACATATTTAACTAAATAAGGGTAAAAGGAAAGGGCGGCATTTGCCGCCCATTGGATTAGCCCTCTGTGGGGAGTGCGTATCCGTTTACCTTGGACTTTGCGCCCTCAGGCTTATAGCCCTTGATTACGACAATCTTGTTGTCAGTGATATAGGGCTTAAGAACTGCTGTTACCTTCTGTGCAGATACCTTGTTCTCTGCTGTGGTGAACTTCTCCGCAAGCTGTGTTGCTGTGTAGGTCTTACCTACCTCGAAAGAGCTGTAAATTGCATTAGCAAGGTCTGCGTTAGCGGCTCTCTTTTCCTTTTCGGACTTAGTGTCCTTTCTGCCTGCGTTCTTTTCGTCAAGCTTTGCTATCTGCTCCTCGCAGTAGTCGATAACAGCAGGATTGAACTCGCCGTCCTCGCCGTAAAGCTTTATCTTTGTAGATGTTCTCTTACCGTCAGCGGTAACTGTGTTTGTGCCCTCGCCCTTAAGAATAAGTGTGTAAAGTTCTCTCTGTGTCATATAAGTACCTCTTTCTCCTACATAGTAGGTGTTGATTTTTGGGGTTTAGGTCTTTCCCTCACCCTCTGTAATTATTATACCACATCTTTTGTGGTTTGTCAAGCAGTTTCAAGATATTTTTTTCTTTTAACTAACTCGACTTTGGCGGGAGACAAGGGACTTGAACCCTCAACTACTTGATTAACAGTCAAGTGCTCTACCAATTGGGCTAATCTCCCATAAATTGGAGCTGATGACAAGAATTGAACTTGCAACCTACTGATTACAAATCAGTCGCTCTGCCTATTGAGCTACATCAGCATTGGTCGGTGTGACAGGAGTTGAACCTGCAACCTACCGCTTAAGAGGCGGCTACTCTACCATTTGAGTTACACACCGTTTCCTTACCTTCTGTATATATTATATCATACTTTAGAAGGTTTGTCAAGAGGTTTTTGAAATATTTTTTTCATTTAACCAATTGACCTTTGGTGGGGAGAGAAGGACTCGAACCTTCGGTGTTGCTAATGTCACAGATTTACAGTCTGCTACCCTCGCCGCTGGGTTACCTCCCCTTGACTACATTTATATTATACCACATTATATGACTGTTGTCTATTGGCATAATGCACAAACCTCATTAACATTATCGTCCTCCTTTTGTGCAAATCGCCGGCGGCCCGGGCCGCTTTCCCGCTTTAATACGGGAAAGTCCACTCGTCGAATATCTGTTCTTTGTTGCCTCTCATTTTGTTTAATTTTCTTACACACTCATTACGCCTATCTAACCAGAAGCGAGCATCTTGTAAAAACAATTTACGAGTTTCGTTTTCATCTGCATTTTCATACCACAATAGGCAATTACGAAAACGGTGGGAATAAGTGTCGATTTTGTTCATTAAATCCCTATATATCTTGTTAAAAACCATTTAACAAAACCCCTTTCGGAGGGCGATTAATCGCCCTCGCTTTCGTTCTCGTTCTTCTTGTTTTCGTAGTGGTCGATAATGTCGTTGAAAAATACTGCCTTGTTGGAGTTGCTGTTCCATGTACGTATTTTAATGGATATTTCAGCAAGCGGAGCAACTGAAAAGCCGTTGGTATCTGTTAATTTAGTTACCTCAACTACTAAGGTGTCCTTTTTGAAACTGCCACCGTCAGTCTCAAAATTTTCGTCTATTTCGGCAACCTTTTCAACGCCAAAATTCTTAATCAATGCGTTATAAATAACGTCATTGACTGCCTTACGCATAAGGGCTTCCTTATCACGCTTGGACTTGCACTCTGAGAAATCTAACTGCATGACCTCATCTCCTTTACTATATATATTATATCATACTCGTTTTGATTTGTCAACAGCAAGTTGTTAGCATGGGCTAACGCGGCCGGGCCTCTTTGACGCATTAAAGCGTCAAAGAGTTGGGGAAGTATTTTGCTTTTTGACAGAATACAATGCAATCAATGCCAAAATTATCATAAAGGAATGACGAATTATATAAATCATTTGACATTTCACTTATTTCCTCTATGTCATAGCCATTTATTTCTGCAATATCCTCAAAAAAATCGCATGCTTTTTCGCGTGCATCGCGTTTAGTTTCATAAACACCAATAACTTCGTCATGCAGATTATCTGTTACTATCCAACACTCTTTCATTTAACTAACTCCTTTCAGTCTTTGAATTATAAAATATAGGTTCAATGCTAAGAATATGCCATTAATCAATGAACCTGTTAAAACTTTGTTCTTAATACTATCAGTTAAACCAATTGAACTTGATATAACAAATAGTGGTGCAGACCATATTGAACTTGCGGCACAAAAAGCGGCGGCAAGGGCGCACACAAATACAGATATATAATCTATTCTACGCATTTTCTTCATTACCTCATCTCCTTACATATATATTATATCATAGAGGGGCAGTAATGTCAATAGGGAATTGTTAGTAGAGACTAACACGCCCGGGCCGCTTTGGGGCGTTAAAGCCCCAAAGTTATTTAAAACGCTCTTTTATCATTTCTTTAAACTTAAATACATTGCACATTTCATAAACGTCAGTGTCAACATCACGAAATGCTAACTTTTCACCATTGGTAAAATATATTGTGTTATTCTCTATCTTTTCAATTAAATGAAAAGTCATTTCGTGGTCGCCGTTCTCACTATCCATAAGTGAGAACAGAACCTTAAATATGTCAGTTATCCACATAAAAACACCTCACATTCCAAAAGCGGTAAAGCATACAGACCATACGAAAAATGCGGCGAATACACCTAAAACAGTCCATGAAGCCACATAAGCAAGTCTTGCTATCTTCTTTAATACCTTAATCATTATTACTCAACTCCTTTACTATATATATTATATCACATCTATACTGTATTGTCAACTATTTTTTGTTAGTATCACCTAACGGCGCCCGGGCCGCCCCGCCGCTTTAAAGCGCTAAAGCAGGGGCGAAAAGGACAGGCGGCACTATTGCGCCGCCCTCTTTTGCTATTTGATTTAATCAGCCCTCGACAGGGACGTCCTCGCCGTCCTCGCCCTCGAACTCTGGCTCGTCAACCTCAGCGATTGAGTAGCCCTTAACAGCACCCTTGCCCTTTTCAGGCTTGAACTTCTCGTCCACGTCAAGCTCGCCCTCATCAGCAAGCTGACCAGCAAGGGCAGAAATCTTGCTTGTAGAGTAAGCGTTACCGTCCTTGTCCTTAACGCCCTTATCAGCTACGGCAACAGCAAGCTGACCAGCAGACATTACAGCACCAGCGGCAGTAAGAATGTCAAGGATAACAGCCTTGATAGCGTCATTCTCAGCTATCTTGTCAAGAGCCGCCTTTGACGACTTGCGGTTTGCGTTCTTAGTGTCAAGCTTGTCGATTGAAGCAAGAGCGAAAGCCTTGATGTCCTCATTTGCAGTCTCAGCGATTACAGCTTCAAGAAACTCACGATTTGTCTTAAACATAGTACCTCTCCATTTCTCCGACAACTTATGTCGACTGTTGAATTTGGGGTTTAGGCGTTTCCCTCACCCTCTGTAATTATTATATCACATTTGGATTACTTTGTCAACCCTTTTGCGATATATTTTTTTGATTTAACTTTTGAGTTAAGTAGTGGTGGGGCGAGCGGTTTCTCACCGCCCCTACATCTAAGTTATGCGCTCAGTGTCCTTACTGAACCCCTCCCTTAACTCTATATATATTATATCATATCCGAACTGATTTGTCTATTGGCAAAGTGCACAAACCTCATCAACCTCAACCACATTATTTTGTGCAAATCGCCGGCGGCCCGGGCCAGTTAGCAGAGACTAACATCTATAAAAGCAAAAGGGCGACCTCTGTCGCCTTTCCCCTATTGAGAGTATTCTCGCCCACGTTGTACACCGTTCTCTCTACGCCGAGCACGCGAGGGGTTGCTTTGCGGTTTAGGGGGGTTCCCACGCACATCTACAAAACCGCCGTGCGTTCGCTCCACTTAATTTATATAGCGGTGCTGGCTCGTGCAGAATTAAGGGTTTTACTCGTCAAGTATGCTGACACACCTTTTAGGCTTTACCCACCAGTGCCCTCGGAGTCTCTACCCACCGCTTGAGAGAGGATTTTCAAGACGCTTAGTTCCATACTCTGTCCTCATCTCTGTTATTATTATACCACATTTGAAGTGGTTTGTCAAGTGGGAGTTGTTAGGCTTAACTAACAGCTCTCTCGTGCCGCCAGCGTAGCTTGCCTAACGAAGCAGGCAAACTACGAAGTGCTCGTGGTCAAGCTCAAAGCAGGACACACGCAGACCAGTAAACTTGATACCAAAGGCATCAACTGGGGCTATCCGCAGTACCTCACCAGTCTCAGCAAGTACTGCGACGACAACAAAGGAGAAGCGGCACATACGGAGAAAGGCGAGAAGAAATTCAAGTCGCATTAGGTGTTCCCTCCCTTCCACTGTTATTATTATACCACATTCAAGGAGTTTTGTCTACTGGTAAATTGCACAATGTTCATTGACATCGCGGCCGATTAGTTGTGCAAAACGCCGAACGGCCCGGGCCGCTTCGCCACGCTAAAGCGGCGAAGCATTTGTTTTAATCCCCAAAAAATCCGCATATTGGGCAGATACAGTCCTCAAAGTCCATATCACTCCAGTCATCTTCGTAAACTGGTTCGCCACACTCTGGGCAGATAAAATAACGCTCTGTATAATCTACATATGCGCCATAGTCATTTTCTGCCTGTAAAGCCGCCATGTGCCAATCTGCATTTATATTCATATTTCCCACTCCTTTACCTTACCAGTCTTGCGGAACTTGCGCTTTGCAATGCGCTTAAATTCCTTCTTTGTAAAGTAATCAAGAACCCACTTACCCATGTCGTTACGCTTGTAGTTGCTGTTCTTCATATAATCAACTCCTTTACTATATATATTATAGCATAGAAAGGGGAGAAAGTCAACCCCTTTCAATTTATTTTTTTATTTTAACTTAACCATTTCTGATTTTTGCGGATTGCCTTTTCTGTATCTTCATAAGATTTAAGTTCAGCAAACTTTTCAAAAGAAACTTTATCACTTACAATGCAACCGCCAATAAATGTATAAGCAAACATTAAAATTCCCAATATTACGCAACCAATTGAATAAATATTGCATATACCTGTTTCAAGCATAGCGCCGCCAATTGCTACAAAGAGCGTCCATGAAAAGATAGTCGCTCCATACCAAGAGAAAAAGTCCACAACTTTACAATAACGATTATATCTTTTCCTCATTGCTGAATATTTAATATCTTTCATTTAATCAAATCCTTTACTTTTTATTATTACAACATGGACATTTATTGCCGTCCTTTAGTTTGTCAAAAGTCTTGCCGCAGTACGTGCAGAAATATTTTTTACCGTCAAATTCTATTGGATACTTTTTTGACATATTAATACCCCTTTCAAATTAAAAATGATACCAAAACATGAACTCCTGTGGTGTCACGCCGTACTCTTTGCAAGCGGTTTCAAATTCAGTTTTGTTACCTGTTGTGAGATAGATATGATGTGCAAGAAAAAGACAACTGAGATTATCAGCACCACTTAAAATATCATTTATTCTATCGAAATCATCACCTGTAAAAATTGGGTTCATATAGAACACTTCCTTTCCTTTACTATATATATTATACCATAGTATAATATAAATGTCAACACCAAGTTGTTAGTATAGGCTAACGCCCGCCCGGGCCAGTTAGTAGAGACTAACAAGTGAATAAAAAAGTGCCGCCTCAAAGGGCGGCGATACGAAAGGAACTTTTACAAATGGCTGAAAATATTGGCGACTCTTAGGGGATTCGAACCCCTGTCTCTGCGGAGACAACGCAGTGTCCTACCATTAGACGAAAAAGCCATTTTACGCTCTTTTACGGCGGCGCAGTCCGTACAGTCTTTGAATTGTTCTGTCTACAATAGGAATTAATCATTAGGCTAAGCCCCACGGACGGCACGCCGCTCCCCGCAAGTCATTAGCATCTGCGCTGATTTCTTCCCACATTCACGGCACTGGTGTGCGTAGTGAGGTTCGAACTCACGACCTACCGCTTAAAAGGCGGTTGTTCTTCCACTGAACTATACGCACATTATACAGATGGTATTGTTGCCAAGCGGATTTGCACCGCGACCTCTGTGTTCACCGCACAGCGCTCTTGCTATCACTGAGCTATTGACAACGAAGAAAGAACTTATTTCCTATTCCTACTTAATACCCCTTGCGTGGCTTCTTGATGTAGGCTTGCGCCGTATAGAGATTTCGTTTTGGTATTGCGTTCTTCTTCCCTTTCTGTAATTATATTATATCATACTCAGAGCCGTTTGTCAACCCTTTTCGATATAATTTTTTTATTTAACTTTTGCGGCGACGAGAATCGAACTCGCACCACCCCACTACTCAGTCACTTTCGTGAATTTCGCAAGGCGTTCTCCCTAATTAAACTACGCCACGATTAGTCGTAAGCACTCAGAGGAGATAGTGCTGTTAATTTAACTGATATATGCGCTTTACGACTATTGGCGCACTCAGTAGAGAAGTTTTCCTTAGCCCCTCTCTTCCTTAACTCTATATATATTATACCATACAATATTGAGTTTGTCTACTGGTAAAATGCACAAACCTCATCAACATTTCGGCTGATCAGTTGTGCACTTTGACGAGCGCCCGGGCCGCTTCACCGCGGCAAAGCGGTGAAGTTTTATTGTAAGGACGCTTCATCTTTATCAAAATAAAATTCTTCGCCTTGTAAATAAACTTTACAACCGCCGTCATAAGTTTTATGTATTTCGTACTCATAGCCAAAGCGTTCACAAAATTCTATCAAAATCTGAAAATCTGTCATAATTAAAACCTCTCAATCTGCTTACGCTGAAATCCTGCTAAATGTTCTCTTATCATTCCAACTTCTTCATTTGAATAGAATGTATCAATGAACATATAGTCAAACTGTTTACCCATTAACTTTGCTTCGAGTTCGTTTGGTAATGCCTTGATAGTTTCAATTGAGTAATCGTTTATCTTATCCATACTCATTTCATATCTTACCATTATTTCCTTTTGACTTAAAGCGTAACTAAATAAACTAATTATCAGAACTCTCATATCTGACACCGTCCTTTCTCTTTCTATATATATTATAACATTACTATACGTATTTGTCAACACCTTTTTGTTAGGGGTGACTAACACCGCCCGGGTTGTTAGTATCGGCTAACATTTGTTTAAGGGAAAAGGGGTTAAAACCCCTTTTAGTCAATAGATAAAATCATTAATGATGAGAGCATTGTTATAATTATTAATACTAATATAAAATTAAAATGTATACTAAATAATATACATATCAATGCATAAATTGCTATTGTGGGAATAATAGTCAAAAGATTAAGTACAAATATTGAATATAAACAAGCAAAAAAGCGAACTATATAAGGTAAATTGCTATATTTTTCAACATTGCCAACTTTAAGGGCGCAACAAAAACAAGATAGTATTAATATAATTAGGAAAGTAAAAAACATATTATTCCCCCTTTGAATTTCTCTTTGCCTTGTTTCGTTCTGCGATTTTGTCTAACTTTTCTCTCCTCTGCTTTTCTGCCTTTACTGCCTGTGCAATTTCACACGCATGGAGAATGTAAGTTGTAAATTCCTCTCTTGACATTCTTGCAGTCTTTGTGCGGATAACCTCACCCTGTGGATTGTGCCATTCCTGTCTTACTGTTACGCTCATTCTGAACCCCTCATTTCTTCTTTTTTCTTCTTGTAATCGTGTGGACTTTTACCCTTGCGAGTAACTGGATTGATATGCCATTTATTGCGCTTAGACTTAAAATACTCTTTGCGCTTTTTCTTAGACTGTTTGTCTAAGGGTATCATCTTATCCATTGTATCAACTCCTTTACTATAATTATTATATCACAAAGGGCGGCACTTGTCAAGCCTAAGTTGTTAGTACGTACTAACCGCGCCCGGGCCGCTTCACCACGGTGAAGCGATGAAGTGTTTAATATTTTATTTGTATAAACTGCCTATCCTCTTTACATTTAAAACATCTCATTGTTTTTATGTGTCCTGCCTTTGTGCGGTGACTTGATTTCTTTGGTATTAACATCTTTACACCGCACACTGGACACTGGAAGTCACGATAAGTCACATCATGTTTTTTCATTTAATCAAATCCTTTCATCTAACCTTACAAACCGTTTGATTTGCCTTGAACTCATATACATGACCATTTGTTGCTACTGCATGACGTTCGTCAATCTTGCGGAGTATGAACCCCACGTTAAAAGTTGAGAAGTAATCACCTATTCTTAATGCGCCGAAGTTAGTCATATTAACCACTCTCCTATCTGTACATAGTTAAAAGATTAATTCAAAGATGTTCCAACTTGCAAAGTTCTGATAATTGTCAGACAATGGGTTATTATGTATGTTCACATCAAAAACGCTCATTGCTACCCACAAGAGGAGCAGGACACTAACTATTGTTAATAAATTTGAAATTGCCTTTTTCATACAGGACACAACCTTTCTTTATTTTCTATATATATTATATCATATTGTAGCTTAAAAGTCAAGCTTTTTTATTTAAAATTTTCTTTTAACCAGTACCGCCCGAGGCGGAGCGGAGCTTATACGCCCCGCTTCACCAGTGTGCTTTCCATGAACATTGTAGCCTTTTCGTACTTTATGCTGTATGGAATTTCGTCAATTGTGAGGTCAGCTCCCTTGTCGAATGGAACATTGTCCTTTGTCCATTCCTGTCCAGCTCTTTCGGTTACGAGCTTTTCGAAGATTTCGCCCTTGTTGTAGCCGAGCTCAGCTTTCTGCTGAAGGAGATAATCTTCTGTGCAGAGGAGTTCACACTGACAGCTGTCAATCAGCATTTGCTTTTCAGCTGATGTGGGCTGAAAGCGAACTGTCATTGAACCGCCATTCTTGGAGCTTGCACGGCTCAGGACAAGACCGAAGTCAAGACCATAGCTCTTTGTTACATAGATGTTGTGCTTGTAAGCAAAGCCGCAGATGTAGTTGTGAGTATAAGCGATTGAATTGTAACGTGCCATAAGGCTAACTAATGTGAGATTGTTCATCATAGTGAACACCAACCTTTCCTTTACTGTAACTATATTATACCATACCGAGACACAAATGTCAATAGGTTTTTGAAAATTTTTTTGAAAAGTTGTTAGCACATACTAACACGCGCTACTGTTATACTTTAGATTGTAGAACTTTAGTGCGCTAAAGCGCGGTCGGGCCGCACTCACACTTCTACACTTCATACCGCTAAAGCGCGGCCCGACCCTAATCTCACTTCTACGCTTTAAATGACTAAAGCGCTCGGGCCAAATGGCCCGTCCCATGTTAGTATAGACTAACACGTGGTTACTCTCCCCTCTTACTCTCTGCCTTCCGGATTTCCTCTTCTCTAATTATATTATAACATAAAAAAAAGGGTTTGTCAACCCCTTTTTAAAAAGTTTTTTATTTAACTTTTTAGAGTAATACTGCTATAAATGCAATAGTTACTATTGCATATATGAATAGCAATATTGTCATTGCATACATAGATGTACGCCATGTGTCTTTATGGTCTGCCCATTCAGATTTATCTTTTATAAATATATGAATGAAGAAACCAAATACTAAAGACATAATTATATAAATAATAACTGCACTACTCATTTTCTATTACCTCTCTTTCTAATTATATTATAGCACTAAAGCATTAAAAAGTCAAGTATTCAGAAAAATATTTTTCTTTTAATTAAATCGCGGCACGGCCCGAGCGAGTTAGTATGTACTAACAAAAAGGTATTGACAATTTGACCGATACATGATATAATATATATAGAGAAAGGGAAAAGCCCTTAATAATAGAAAGGTCGTGTTTTATATGACAGTTAAAGAATTTATTGATGTAATGGCACTTAATGAAAAAATCGTTAATATTGATATGCGTTTTGAAGGTTGTAAAAGCACTATTTCTCTTGTGTGGGAATACAAGGGAGAACGTGAAATAAGTATTGATGATATAGAGTGCTTTGGTGATTGTTCTATTATCAGAATGGAAACTGACCATGATATCACATATTCTGATGATTATGAACCATATGTTACTAATATTGATGTTACATTCATTATCTATATTGATTATGAAGATGAAAACATCAAACCTAATTAAATAAAAAACTTTTTAAAAAGGGGTTGACAAATCAACCCCGATATGATATAATATAATCAGAAAAGGAAAACAAAAACCCTCGACCAAATGAAAGGACGTGTTCTATATGATGAAAACTAAAATGACTGTTGGTGAGTTCGTTAGAAAGTCAATGCTCTTTAAATCAAACTTCGCAGAAGTTACAATCCGTTCATTCAAGAATGTAAACACACTTACAATCGGAATTAATAACAAGTTTAACGAAAAGCTTGCAAATGAGATGAAAGATACAAAAATTAAATTCATTGACAAACTCGCTTCAAGCGGCGACGAAATGGTAATTGATTTATACATTTGACATAAGAAAGCCCCTGCAAAAGCAGGGGCGCCCTCCTATTTACTTAGGGTTAAATATTTTAACAAAGTGGGTCTTAAATTTCTCGCTTTAAATCGCTAAAGTGCGGTCGGGCCGCGGCCCGAGCGGCGAGTTAGTACATACTAACAACTACCGAGAATTTTTTTAAAAAAGGTATTGACAAATCCTGTTTTATGATGTATAATATATATAGAAGGTAAGGGAAATACCTTAAATAAATTAAATGAAAAGGTTGTGTTTTTATGATGTATTTTGAAATGGTTCTTGAAATGGCAGTTGCTTGTGGTGCGGTTTACGGTTCTGACGGTGAGTATCACATATCAGAAGAATTCGTTCCTGTTGACTTCTCTCAGTTCGGGGCAGATGTTCTTGGTGCAATATCTGTTGAACTTGGTTGTGATGTTATGCTTTACGATGCTTATGACGAAATACTTTCCGCACTTTTAGAAGTTGAAGGTTCTGACTTTGACCAGTGGGAACTCGGTTTCTCTGGAGTGATAGACGGTCAGCAGTATGATTTTATAGTTGACTGTGCAGACTAAAAGAATTAACCAACCATTTGTAATAAATCCTCCTAAATAATTTTGCCTGTTCTGCGGAGCAGGCACATTTTTATACTTCACACTTCTACACTTTAAAGTGCTAAAGTGCGGTCGGGCCGCGCGGCCCGAGTAGTGTTAGTCTATACTAACAAGAACTGCAATTATTTTTTAAAAACCTATTGACAACTTGCTCGGTATGTGATATAATATAATCAAGGAAGAGGGAAAGACCTCTAAATAATAAATGAAAGGTTGTGTCTTATATGACAAAGAAGATTTTAGAAAAGAAAATGGAGAACATCAATACAATCCTCGGAGTAGAGGGAAAAGGTGCAATGTTCCTTGAATTTGCTTACGGTGGAGTTAGACTTTGCAAGTCTCTTGAAATGGGTGGCTGTTCCGATATCTCCCCAAGAGTAAAGAACGCAGAAATGGCAAACATTCTCGACACACTGGAAATGGCAATTTATAAAATGAATTTACACATTAACTAAATTAACAAAAGCGGTTGAGTAACGTCAGCAACAGTTGGCGCGAGAACCGCTTTTATTTTTAACTAAATACACTTTACGCTGTAGAACTTTAAATCGCTAAAGCGCAACCCCAGTAAACTTATAATTTATCACTTTAACGCGCTAAAGTCAGCGGCCCGGGCCAATAATAAAGCTCACAAAAATAGCTGTGCCGCGGCACAGCTCCTTTTCTTGTGATGGTCAGAACGTAGCTCAGAATGGTTTCAGGACACCGGCAGAATTGGCGATTTTTGGGAAATTGCCAATCTTATTCTCGAAAGGCCTTGACGTCGTCCTCTTTCTCTCCTTGACTACATACATATTATACCATATATAGCGGAAAATTGCAATAGTTTACGCTAAATTTGTTCTTTTTCTGTTAGGTATGACTAACGCCCGCAAATGGCTATATATAGCCATTTTCGGCTCGGGTCGGGTCATTTTTTCCTTATTTTTACTGTTATTTATTTTGTTTTGTTCATATTTCGTTCATAGATGAGCAGTATTACTTATTGTATAAACTGCTCATTATTTAGTGCATACTATACAAATAATGCTGTTTATATTTGTGCATATATCCAAACTTAAAAAGAATTTTTATACACCTATTGACATTTTTCGGATTATCAGTATAATATAATTAAGCTGTTAAACAGCAAATAAAACAACGTAAAGGAACGTGATAATATGACAATAACAGAAATGATAAACAAGTATCATAAACATTCAGCAACAGACAACTATATAATAGTTGCTGAAAGTAAAAAAGAAAAAGTTGTTAAGTTTGCAATATATCACATGAATGACTTAATAAACTTTAATTGCTTTACAACAACAACTTCAAGTAAAGGTGAAAATATGTTGCGTTTACTTGTTTCAACAGAATTAAAAAAATCAATCCTTGCAACCGGTGAAACATTAACAACATATGAAGAAAAAGAACAGATAAAAGAACAATTAAAACTTAATAACGGTGAAACAAGTGAATATCTTGTTACAACATACTTTAATAAAGTTTATAAGCGTGATAACATACCGTTCTATAAAAAAGGTGATATAAACATAAACGGTATTGAATATCAAATCAAATCACATAAAGCAATGTTTGCAACCGAAAAACAGTTAAATACATTAGATAGAACAGTGTAAAAAACACTGTTCTATCTACCAAAATTAAAATGAAAGTGAGTTGTTTTATATGACAAATACAAATATTAATTATAGTGAGATAATCGCAAACAACATTATTAAAATAGCAAGTTTTTGCGATATAGTAAAGGAAAACAAAACAATAAAAATAGTTGTCAATGACTACATAAAAAAGGGCTTTACACTGTATAAAAATCCAAACTATACAAGAGTTGAAAAGAAGTTAATCAATGACTTTTTAAACACTATTGAAAAGTACAGTACAAAAGAAGTTTATACAAGTACATTCTTTTATCAGTTTGGTGAATATGTTATATGTGTTACTTTTAAATCATTAAAGCGATAATTTAAAGGCGGTTTAAACCGCCTTTATTTTATACCCGTATCACTTCAATGCTTTAAAGGGGTAAAAACAAAACAGTCATATCTTTTAACAAAGTGGGGGGGTGGTTTTCTACAAAAAAGGGGAAGCGTTTTGAGAATGGGGTACCCCTGGCAACAAATTTTCAAGGAGTAATTTTTTGAGCCGGGAGCTCCACCCCTACCTGAAAACTTGACTTTTGAGTCCGAATTTGTTATACTATTTATAGAAGGGGATTGAAAACCCTATAAATTTGACGGAGGGACGAACTAAATGCCAAAGTTTACTTTAAATTTCGACATTCCTACATCACAGGAACGTATGGAGGCCATTAAGGATATTGATTTAAGTTCTCTCAACGCCTCAGAATTAGAAACAGTTAGTAATTATGTGCTTTATGGTAAAGATGCAGACGGAAAATCAGTCGTTGATAGAAAGGAAGTCCAGATTAAGAGAAAGTTTAATTCATATGAAAAGGATAGATTTGTTTCTTTAGATGAGATGATGGAGAGCCCCACATTTGACGAATCAACGCTTCAAAAAAACAAAACCCAATACAAGAAGATTAAACCATCAATTGATAAAGAGAAAGCTCAAAATGTGCCCGGAATGAAGGAACTGTGGGCTTCCATAGATGCTATGGCGGCACAGCTCCAGGCACTAAAAGATAAACCAAACCAGACTCCAGAAGACCGCAAGAAAATTTATTATATGAACCACCACCTCATTACGCTACGTAAACAGCAGTACTACCTAATGGATAGCGTATATCCGACTATTCTTGGACAGAAGAATAAAGCCGAATACCACCCCTACCCTACAGAATACCAGATGAACTATCCGATTTTGCCTCGCGGCACAATGCTGGAGAAAGACGACAAATTTTTCAAATTTCCACGACTCAGCAAAGGATTGGACCTCGAAAAGCCCCACATTTACACTGAGGACGAAGTCGAACAAATGAAGTCTGAGGGAAAGCCATTTTTTGATTTTCGCAATACCGACCACCTTTACCAATTGATTCAGCACTATGCGGAAATTCAGGCTTTCGTTGAGTTTATGCCAGACTCTCCGCTTCATAATCTTTTGTGGACGCTTGATTTTTATATAGAGAAGGCAAACTTAAGCGAGCAGCAAGCGCTTATAATTAGGGATAAAAAACAGAGATGTCCGAATAAGGAAATAGCAAAGCACTTGATGGATGAGTTAGGGATTTACCATCAGGAGAACTATATTTCTACGATTTGGAACAAAACGATTATTTTAATAGCTGAAGCCGTTGAGCTTAACTATGATGAATTTTTATGTAAGGATTATAATAAAGCTTGGAAGACTTGCTCACGTTGTAAAATGGAGTTATTACGTGACCCAAGGAATTTCGTTAAGAAAGCTAAAGCATCGGACGGCTTAACTGGACGTTGCAAGAAATGTGACCGTGAATTAAGACAGATGAATAAATGATTATGGTGTGCCGCCACACCAAATTTGGAGGACTTTTAATGAGTGAGAAATTAGATAGATATTCAACTAAGTTACTGGAGCACATGAGAAATTTCCAGTTAACAGATATGATTGCTATAGGTAATATAGTAGGTGCGGAAGAAAAAGAAGATTTCGACGATTTCTTAACCGACGTGATTATTAAGTTCCAAGAGCTGCCGAGAAACAAAAGAAAGGAACTTATTAAACTTGCAAAGCAGGTTAGTAAGGCTAACGATGAAATGACTGCTGACCCAAACTTTACACCAATTGCTCCAGAAGAGTTGGCAAAGCAAATGGTTGAGACTTGTCATAAAGCAGAAGAAATAAAGGTTGACCGTTCTAAGTTTATGTGTATGGTTAAGGACCATACCCCGGGGGATTCTGAGTAATAAATTCGAATAAGGTACCCTATAACTATAATAGGGTATCTTATTTTGCTGTACTTTTTACGATGTGCCGCGACTCAGAATTAAGGAGGTGTTAGAATGGCAATGAAGAAATGTCAACGTTGCGGAGAGGAAAAGAATACCGCAGCGTATATTGCTGTTAATTCTATAGTACATGGCGGAAGTTTACCTATATGCCGCCAATGCTTGGCAAATCAAATTAGCCGAGCTTATAAAGAGGAAAATTCTTGGAATGTTGTGGACAAGATTTGTCAATGGGCTGACGTACCTTTTATTCCTGAGTATTGGGAAAAGATGTATGCAGGACATGGTCAGGACGCGATTGGCGCGTATATTTCTACATTCCGCGGACAACCTTATGAAAGTTTAGATTGGAAAATGTATAATGATGCGTACTTGATTCTTCAAGATGAGCAAAGAGTAGAAGATGCTTTACCTCAGGTCCGTGCCGCCCAGCGAAAGAAATTGGAACAGAAGTGGGGCCGCAATTATGATGATGAAGAATTAGAGTATCTTGAGAATTTACATCAGGGCTTATTAAGCTCTCAAAATATAGTTGGTGCGCTAAATGAAGACCAGGCACTTAAGCTTTGTAAGATTTCTCTTATTATTGAACAAAAGATACGTGCCGATGAGGACTTCGATAAGACCTTAAAGGCATATGACCAATTGTCTAAGTTGGCTAACTTAACTCCAAAGGTAGTTAAAGACGCACATGAATTTAACTCATGGGGCGAAGTTATGGCTTACTTGGAAAAGAAAGGATTTGTATGTACATATTATGACGGGGCGGTACGAGATGAAGCTGACTTTACAGCTAAGGACATCAAGTATTGGTTACAGTCATTGTATGTAAATGAAACAGGTATCGCTGAAGAAATTGAGCAACGTATTGCAAACCTTAAACTCGCTGCTGAACTCACACATAGTAAATTTGATGAGAAGGAATTTAGAGATTATCTCCAGAATGAAGGTTTATCGAAGATTGATGATGATGAGTTTGAGCCTGAGCTGGGGTGATTTGAATGATTGATGAAAATGTTAAAGTTCGTGAAGTTAATGAAGAATCAAATGTTTTAAATCTTCCTATGCCGTCAGCGATGGTTAATACTATTCACTATGTTTGTGGAAAAGTTGCTACACAATATGTAAGAGATGGCATACCGCTCGATAAAGGTGCAGTTATTACTGAAAGACGTATAGATGCACATTTAGACCTCTATAAAAATTATGCAAGTCTCTGGATGGTTTATCCCGACCTTTTCTTGAGGCTTATTACCCCATTATCTTCTAAATTCCGCCTCAAGTTCTTTCAGGTTATATTTATCCGTGCATGTTTGAGATATGGCCGTGTATTGACCATAGCTCCCCGTGCCGCCGGTAAATCATTTATTTGTATCTTGGCGCTTTATTTGATTTGTATATTTAGACCTGGTTCACACGTATTCCAGTGTGCTCCTGGTAAAGCACAGGGTGCTAAGATTGCAAGTCAGAAGATTAGACAGTTATGGGATTTAATGCCGCTTTTGAAAGAAGAGATTGTTGGTGACGGTAACTTTGGTAATGACTATGTAAAGCTTACTTTTAGAAATGGTTCTGCATTGGACATCATGTCACCTTTGAACTCTACTCGTGGTAACCGTGCTACTGTTGGTATTCTCGATGAGTTCCGTCAAAATATGTCGAGAATATCTGAAAAAGTTGAATTTTTTATTAAAAAAACTCACTTATTATTAGAAAGATAAGCGGGGTGATATAATGATTGGATATATATATCAAATCATTAATAATGAAAACCAACAAAGGTATATCGGTAAAACGGTAGATGTTCAAAGAAGAAAGAGAGAACATTTTGAAAGTTTAAAACAAAATAAACATATTAATAAAAAATTACAAAATGCTTGGAATATATATGGTGAAGACGCTTTTAGTTTTACTTATCAAAAATATGACATTGAAAATGAAGATGAATTAAGTGATTTGGAAATTAATACTATTCGAGAATATGATTCCTATACTAATGGTTATAATTTAACTGCTGGCGGAGATGGTGGTAATACAAGAGGAACTCTTTCCTTTGAGAATTATTGTATTATTTATTTAGGCTGCCAATGGAAAGGACTAACAGAAAAGATAGGAAAAGTTTTTGGAATAGATTCATCAACTGTATCGTCCATATTGAGAGAAAAAGCATACCTTCCATATAAAGCGAATGCTGATAATTTATCATTGGAAAACAAAGAATATTATAAACGATTGTTTAAAGAAAAACTTGGTATTCCTAATGATAAAATTCCAGACGATAATAGAGTTCCAACTCATTTAACAGAAGATGATTATTTTTATTGTCTATGTATTGTTGCAACTCATGGTCGTGGTGTTGAAGCAGCGCTTGGAAAATATTTCGACAAACATAAATCATTTTTGTCGAATGGAATAAAAGGTAAAACTAAAGGAAAAGCCTATATAGCATTACAAAGATTTAGATTATTGTCTCAAGAAGAGGTAGAAAAGATTGGTAAGATAAAATTTGAAGAATGGAATATACAAGATTATTCTTCAATAAAAATATCATTTGCATATAATGGTAAATGGCGGAACTAAAATGGGTTAAACTGCGGGAACTTTCCTGAGAGCCAACACAGCTACAGCGTGACCGGAAACGATGAGCGCGAATGCGGCTAATGTAAAAGTAAGACCATAAAAATGTGTTGGATTGGAGAACCGAGGGTGCAAGCCCCTCAGACGCAACGAAATCTCCTTAACGGGTAATGCTGATGGAGAACGCTCAACGACTATAATCCCACTTTGATTGTATAGTCTACTCCCCTAATAAATATCGGGAAACCGAGGGTATCAAGGGACCATGATGCGAATGATATTAACGAAATTATCTTGCCGCTTTTGAATATTGACCGTCCAATGGCTAACCAAGATAAAAATCCATATGAACCACAACAGGTTCAGCTATGGATTACATCTGCTTCTGATAAGAATACGTTCTGCTACGACAAGACGATTGAGTTATTAGAGTCTGCAATTATTAATCCTGACCACGTATTCTGTTGGGGATTTGATTATAGAGTTCCTGTTTATACGGGACTATTGTCTCAGGACTTCTTGACTGAAATGAAGATGTCAAGTACCTTTACTGAGGCAGGTTTTGCGAAGGAGTATATGAGCCGATTCGTTGGTAGTTCTGAAGATGCTTGGTTCGATTACGAGAAATTGCTCGCTCATAGACGTATCGTAAATCCAGAAACACATGAAATCATTAGACAAGGCATTGAAAGTTTCTACATATTATCAGTGGATGTAGCGCGTCAAGGATGTCAAACTGCTTGTACAGTTTTAAAAGTATTCCCTGGCGGCGAACAGTATAAGTGCAATGTTGTTAATGTTTACGTCCTCGGTAAAACTGTTGATGAGAAAGTATTCGATAAACAGGTTATCGAGTTGAAACGTTTGATAAAACGTTTCAATCCTCGTGAGGTTGTAATAGATATTAACGGTCTTGGTGTTGGTTTTGCTGACTTTATGATTAGAGAAACTCTTGACCCAATTACAGGCGAGATTCTTCCTGCTTATGGTTTTATTCAAGACCATGATTATGGATATATAGATACTCAGCCACGTAATTGTGTAAAGATACTTTGTGGTGTTAAGGCGCAAGGTGAGTATAACAGTTATATGCATAACGCAGTATTCTCAAAGGTTTACTCAGGTTGTGTTAATTTCTTAATTTCTGAAAAGAAAGCGAGAGATAAGCTTAATGGTACAAAAGTTGGTAAGAAAATGACTCCAGAACAAAAAATTGCTCGTTTAATGCCACATGAAATGACATCTCAACTTATAAATGAGATGATTAATTTAAGAACTAAACCAACTGGTGTAAATAACCAAATTAAAGTTGAACTTATTAATCAGCGTATGACAAAGGATAAGTTCTCAGCACTTGAAATGGGAATTGCCCGTATGGTTGAAATAGAGAACGATGAGTTGGCGCATAGACGTAATAGAGGTCTTGGACCAAGAAAGCTTTCGTTCTTTAAAGTTGGAGGTGGAAGAAAATGACTTTGGATGACTTTACTCAAGAACAACTCGATGCTTATCGTAAAATAAAGCAAGAAAGAATTGATACCTTCAAAAGAGGTTTCAAAGATATGATTGCAGCTTCTGACGCGGCTTATGAAAGAATTAGTGGTAAGTATAGTAATAAGCGTGAAAGAATTTTTACGAAAGAAGAGATAAAGCGAATTGTTGAACAAGGTAATCCAATAGAACGTGCCGCCCTATCAGAATATTTCTTTGCTACTAATGGTTTATATAAACGTATTATTATCCACTATGCGTCATTCTTAGCTTATGCATGGATTTTAGTTCCATATATAAAGGATAAGAGAAAGCAGAATGAGATTAAAGATAAGAAAGTCGCAGCGACATATTATGACGCTGCTGACTTCTGTACTAACTTCCAAATCAGCCGTAAGTGTACTTTATTTGCAAAGGACATTTTCGTAAAGGGAGGATATTATGGCTTGATTATTGATAATGGTACAGATGTAGTAATACAGGATTTACCTTTTGACTTCTGCCGTAGTCGTTTTAAGAACGCTCAGGATGTTGACATAGTTGAGTTTAATATGGAGTTCTTTGATAAGATTAGAGATGATAGATTAAGAGAAGAAATCCTTAATACATATCCTCGTTTTATCAGAAAGGCATATAAATCTTATAAGTCAAATAATGGAGAAAAGTGGGTATTTATTCCTGCTGAGCAGGGCATTTATTTCTGCTTCTTTGAAGAGCGTCCGTTCTTCTTAGATTTAATTCCTTTACTTGATGATTTTGATGATTATAAAGAATTAGACAAGGAAAGAGCAATGCAGGCTTTAAAGCATATTCTTGTACAACAAATACCGATTGATGGCTCAAGACTGGTATTTGAACCTGATGAAGCTGAAGCAATGCATGAGGGTTCAGTTAATATGTTGGGTTACAATGAAGATACTGACGTTCTTACAACTTATGCTGATGTTGACTTGTTAGACATGGGGTCTACAGATGACGAAAAGACAGAAATTTCTGATGTTCAAGATTTGATTTATTCATCTGCCGGCCTATCAAAAGAATTATTCTTTGCTACAACAGAAGCAGGTTTGAAATATTCAATTAATAATGACTTAGCAATGGTTATGATACTTGGTCAAAGATTTGGACATTTCTTCTCTGCACTTCTTAATTATAAATATGAAAATAAGAAAGTTAAGTTTAAGTTAATAATTCTCCCATTAAGCTATTACAATGCTGATGATTATTTATCAATGGGTAAGGAACTCGCCGCATTTGGTTATGCATTTATTCCTCCTATTTTGGCAACTGGTATTGACCAAACAGACCTGGTTGCTCTTAAATCATTGGAGAATGACTTACTTGACCTTGATGAAGTTCTTAAACCTCTTCAATCTGCATATACTCAATCTGGTAAGGCACAAGGACAACCCGTTAGCGATGGAAAAGAGCCAGCTTCTAAGCCCGCGGCGTCAACACCTACTAAGAGCGAGCCTGCAAAGAAAGAGAGTGATAATAAAAAAGAGGAGGGCGATAGTAAATGAGCAAAGCATTGACTAATTTCGACTTCTCGGACGCACCATCTCAATTGGATGTAACACTTTACGGAAACATTGAGCAGGTTAATGATACAATATCTAAGTGTAGATGCCGAATTTTCTATAAAGGTATGAATAGAAACCGTACTTTTATATCAGAGGATTTTGCTAATCAGCTTATTGCTTCTTTACCATATACTCCAGTTAAGGGAATCTTTGATAAAGACTCCCTTGACTTCGAGGACCACGGAGAGAACAATACTGATGGACGCATTTATGGTATTGTGCCAGAAAGTACCAATTTTGCGTGGGAAGACCATACTGATGATGATGGAGTTACAAGAACTTATGCTTCATGTGATGTACTTCTTTTCACTGGTCTTTATCCTGAAGCTCACTTAATTCCTGAAAAACCTCAGTCAATGGAGATTTTCCGTAAGACATTGAAGGGAGAATGGAGACTAAGTGAAGAAGACAATAAGCCTTTCTATTACTTTATTTCTGGTCGCCTTGTTGGTTTACAGACTTTAGGCGACGATGTTGAACCTTGTTTTGAAGGCGCAGCATTTTACTCAAAAATGAGTGAAGATGAATTAGTAAAGATGATGGCTGCTTATGTCAGAAACTTTAGTAAGAAGAAGGAGGATAAGAAAATGGAAATGGATAAGTCACTTTTCAGATTATCTGATAATGAAAAGGCAGACGTATTGTTTGACCTTGTAAATCCTAACTTCAATGAAGAGGGCGGCTGGAAAATAGATGCTCTTATCGTTGATGTTTATGATGACTATGCTCTTTGCCGCGGCGCAAACGGTTTCTCAAGAGCATATTACACAAAGGACGGCGACAATGTAACTCTTGGTGATATAGTTTCTGTTAAGATTACTGATGTTACTGAAGCTGAGTTCACAGCTCTTGAAGCTATGAAGGCTGTAGGTAATGGTTCATTTGAGGCTGCTCAGACAGCTTATACAGAAGCTACAGAGAAGGTTACAACTCTTGAGACTGCTGCAACTGAGTTCGAAGCAGAAAAGGCTTCACTTAATGAAAAGATTACAGCACTTGAGACAGCTGCAACAGAGTTTGAGGCAACTAAGACAGCTCTTGAAACTTCAATCGCTGAGAAGGATACTGCTATTGCAGATTTCAACGCAAAGGTTGAGACTCTCGAGTCTGAAAAAGTTGAATTAAATAACACAATTAACGACATTAAAAATGAGAACACAGGTCTTTTAGAGTTCAAGAAGAACGTCGAAATGGACCAGAAGAAAGCTATCCTTACTAAGTACGAAGAGTACTTGACAGACGATGCAATCGCTTCATTTAACGCTGCTATTGAAGATACTTCAGTAGATGAGTTTAAGAAGAATGTTTGCACAGCTGCTGTTGAGAATGACCCTTCAATCTTCGCAAGTAGAAAACAAGAGCCAGATGCTTTCTATAAGGGAGAAAAGCCAGACGGTGGTAAGGGCACAGTAGCTATGAGCGGTGCTCTCGCATTATTAAGAAATTCTAAGAATGGAGGTAATAAATAATGGCACTTCATGAATTTGATTGTAAGGGCTTCGGCCAGATTGAGCCATCACAGGTTTCTTGGAACCGCGACGGTAGAGTAGAAGCTCAGTGCGAACTTGACCCAGCTAAGTTTGCTTCAAGTTTCCCAATTACCCCTGCTGAAGCTGGAGCTGGCAAGAAGATTGTTGCAGAGAATGGAGCTTTCTTAGTATGTGATAAGACTAAGAAGATTGCTACACTTCCTACAAAGGCTCTTTCAGATGCAGGTTGGGTTGCAGGTATTAATTACTCAACAGAAAAGATTTATAATCAGTTTACTCCAGGCCGCAGAAACTTCTGCATGGTTGCTGGCGAGTATCTCCCAAGAATAGGCTTCCCTGAGCCAGGTGAGAGAATTTGTATAAATGGCGTTGTAATTGACAATGCTTCAAGCTTCGTTCCAGTTGGTGCTACAGCAGATGATAAAGTTGATTCAAAGTATTTATATAATGCTATCAAGACTTCACTTGCTGGATACAATGCATCTCCTGCTACATACACAAAGGTTATTTATGCAGTTCTTCTTGATGATGCTGATTACACAAGTGAGACAGGTGCAGTTAACAAGGGTAAGCTTGTTATTACTGATAGAAAGGCACTTGTTGACAAGGCTATCTGCGGAGTTTACGCAGTTGTTACAGAAGCATACACAAACGCTGATACAACACTTAGCTTCAAGCTTAAGTTTGTAAATAAGCCAACATTGTCATAATGGAAGGAGGGGATAAAATGACTGATATTAAAGGTATGAAGGAATTAGTTGTTCACTCTTTCTATGGTACATCACCAGACCCAACAGAGTTCGCAGCTAAGGATGTTAAATCAACACTTAGTGAAAAGATTCACGAGCTTGCAGGTACATACGACCTTTACAGACGTAATAAGTATGACCTCTTCACAATTATGGAAGAAGCTTACACAGAAATTCTTCCTAAGCAGGTTGAGCAGTTCATCGGCACATTCGCAGATGTTAAGACTGTTCCACTCAATCAGAAGGCAGTATTCGTAGTTAATACAGGCCGTAGACGTGCTAAGCAGTTCATTACAGCTGTTGCTCTTAGCGGTGTTTATGAGAGCTTCAGACTTGATAAGAACACATTCGAGCTTGGCGGACGTGCAATCGGTGGTGCTGCTTACATTGACTTCGAGCGTTATCTTTGCGGCGACGAGGACATCGCTGAGTCAACAAACATTCTTCTTGAAGGTCTTACAGAAGCTGTTTATGGTGAAATCCAGAAGGCTCTTCTTGCAGCAGTAAAGGCTGACAACAGACCTGCTAAGAACAAGTACATCACAGCTGGTTTCGATGGTGACGCTATGGCTTCACTTATCGCAGTTGCTTCAACATACAGCACAAGCGGTTCAGCAGTTATTTATGCAACTCCTGAGTTCGTAGCTGCTATGGGTCCTGACCAGATTGGTATGCCTGTATTTGGTAATCCAAATCAGAGCGTTGGCACTGGTTACGGCGGATATGCTACACCTATTTACAATCCTACAAACATTGCTGAGATTGCTCAGTATGGTAGAATTAAGACATTCCGTGGAACACCTATCGTTGAGATTCCTCAGTCATATACAGACGAGACAAACGAGACAACAATCTTCAACCCATCAACAGCTTACATCTTCCCTGTTGGAGATACAAAGCCTGTTAAGGTTGTATTCGAAGGAAATACACAGCTTGATGATTGGCAGCACAGAGACCGTAGCTTCGAAATCGAAGTTTACCAGAGAGTCGGTGTTGCAATTCTTACAAACTACGATTGGTGTGTATATGTTAACACAACACTCGCAAATCCTGTAACATATCCTACAAAGTATGTTCTTGATACAACAGGACTTACACCAAACGCATAATTAATAGCTTAAAAAGCAAGGAAAACCATGAGAACGGTGAGTGAGTTCGACTCACTCGCCGTTTTTGAGTTAAAAGGAGGATTTATAATGGAAAGAATGGTAATGGTTAAAAACATGATTGAGTCACAGCTTAGTATACCTTTTGGTATGGTAAAATATCGTTGGTTAAAGAGAGGACAGGTAGTTCCAATGCCTTTTGAAGCTCTTCAGCAGCTTCTTTGGAATGAAGGCGTAAAACTTATGTTTACAAATGGTATGCTTTATATCGACTCAATGCAGGATAAGAAAGACCTTGGACTCGAATCAGCAGATGCTACAGAGCCAGAACTTTTAATCGCACTTAATGAACAGCAGATAGAAGAAATGCTCAAGACACTTCCTATTGATGTTTTCAAGAAGAAACTTAGCACACTTCCTGATGCACAGATTGATAATTTGATTGATTATGCAATCGAGAAGAATATTATTGATTATAATAAATGTGCAGTTCTTAAGGAAGTAACAGGAAGAGATATTATGGCAGCTATTCAGAGAAAAGCTGATATTGAAGCTGAAGAAAAACGTGAAAAAGAAAAGAGAATGTCCGAGGGAAGAAGAATATAACAAAAGGGTGATGTAAATGGTAACTTTACAACAGGTTTACGATGCTTTCTTAGCAAAAGTAACCGATGACGACTGGTCAGATACTGGAGTTACAGAAGAGGACTTGGAATGGATGGTCAAAGATTGGCGCGCCCTTTTACAGCAGGCTATACCATACTTTAAATTTCCAAAATGTAGCCTCCTAATTGACGATTACCTCGGTGTCTTTACAGACGAGCGTATGGGAGATGCAGAAGTTGCAATTCTCACAACCTATATGAAACAGCAATGGGTTAAGCGCACAATAGACACCTGGGAGAATATAAAGACCCAATATGATGAAAAGGACTTTTCCCAAGCCCATTTATTAAATCAGTTTATAAAACTGAAAGCACAAACTGCTGAGGAAGCAGAAAAACTGGAAGCGATTTATTATCGCTCTCCAAATCACCGTCCGTTTAATTATCAAAATTTGGCGGGCGGTAAAACAAGAAGAAGAAGAGGCCGTTAATGGCTGTAAATGAAGTGCAGGAAGCCTATAGAGAGAAGATGAAGAAAAAGCTCTATGGGCTTCTTCGCGAAAGAGAGAAAAATGGTGAATGGGAAAAGTTTTTAGATAGTATCTTAATTGAACTATCTGGTTATAGGGAAGAAAACAAGACAATTGACTATTATACTTTATATGCTAAATTATCTGCTTGCAGATATTTGTCATTTCAGTATTATAGAAAAACATTGTTTGAATGTATGAATTTGTTCGACAGGATTGATGTGGAATGAGTTACATGGATGAAGTATATTTCAAAAGATTAAATAAAGACGGTACTAATAGACAGGATAGAATTAAATCTCGTAAAGAGAAGGAGTTCGATAGACTGTTCTTAAGAGATACCGAATATTTAGTTAATCTTTATAGGATAAATGGAGAGGAGGTTTCAATCAGAGGTTCTTTACAGCCAAATAAATGGAATGAGAGCAATCTGATTGGAAATCTTTTAATATCTACAAGTGTTGCTCCATTCAAAACGGGCGACCTTTTAAATATAAAGCAACAGATTAAAGATAAGGTATTAGATAAGCTTTGGATTGTTATTTTTGTTGAAGAGAATTTAACAAAAGGCTATCAATTATTCAAATTGATTTGTTTAGATGAGGATTTGAATGTAATTGATGAATATGGTAACTCAATTTGCTCTAAACCTTGTAAATATATCAATGCTTCTCAATCCTTTATGCAGGATACAATAATAAGAAATGCTCACGAACTTGGCTATAGAGAACCATTTACAACACGAATTATAATCACCCAAGATGACGAGGACTTAAAGAAAGGAAGTTACTTCAACTTCAAAGACCGAGGATGGGAGATTGTTGGTAAGGATAATATTAGTATTCCTAACGTTGCTTACCTATACATTTCTGAGAGATTAGTACGTGAAGAAGAGCCTTTATCTTCAGAAGATATTCTTGTGGGAGACGATGAAAACTTCTTCTTAAACGGAGTGTGATATAATGGACTCTATGGTTAAATATGGACAAGAGACAGGAAAGAATCTTATTAAAATCGGTAAAAGACTTTTGGAAAATCAGGAACTTTTAATGTTGCTTGTAAATACAGACTTAGACCCACTTAATAAGACTAAACATCCAGAAACTATTAATGGTTATAAATTAATGAATAAAAATATCCTTTTTGTGCCGCTCCTCAAAGCAGATAGTCAAGATACATCTTCTAAGCTTGTTTTGTATGTAGACGGCGGCACCATTAATGGTTTAAATTCAGACAATGAGAATTTGTCTTTACTTATAAATGTGTATTGCCCGTATGTTGAATGGACAATTACTGGTGATAATTTAAGACCATTTGCGATTATGTCAGAAGTAAGAAAATCTTTACAGGATAGAAAGATAAACGGTTTAGGCGAATTAAAGTATCTCGGATTTGATATGTCAGGTTTGACTGAAGAAATGGGATGCTATAGTATGAGGTTTGCAATTAATGCTTTCAGCTAATGAAATGGAAATTATAAAACAACAAGCTTATTGCTGTAAACCGCATAATTATCGTAATATCTGTAAAGTTTATCCTTGGAAAGTTGAAGACATGGTCGAAATGGGAACTAACGTTTACTATAGTCGCCTTGATATGCTTTTGTCTACCGAGGCGACTATTGTTAAAGATATAAAAAAGAATACGGGAAAGGATGTTAGTATAGATAGTATTCATCCATTGGAATATCTATTACAAAGTGCTACCATAAACGATATGGTTTTTTTAGAACTTATGAACGCCTTTTCTACTTTTACAAAGGAAGAAGTATTATTACTTCCAAAAATCAATTCGGTTTTAATAGGTGGTAAGGCCGCAATGGCCGAGCGTCGTCTTATAACTGAGGATAATTTCCAAGATTTTCAGAACATACTGAGAATACAGAATTGTCTTGATGTTGCTGAGCCGCCGCCTGAAAATGAAACACCTACGCAGCGCAAAATGCGCCTACTTCATGAACAAGTAGCTGCTGTTAAAAAGAAACAATCTCAAAAGAATGGTGAAGGGCAAACATTCTCAGAATTGTTAGAAATAGCAGGCACTTTTGGAATTGATACAGAAAAATCTCTTTATGCTTTTCGTAAGCTTCTTCGTCGTCATCAAATGCGTGAAAAATGGGATAACGATTTGGAAATGCTATGTGCCGGCGCAGATGGTCAAAAGCTAAAAACAAAATACTGGGGCGAAAGTCCCGATGATTAAGGAGGTTAAAGAATGGCTAATCAGAACATTTTCGATAAATACGGTATTAAGGAAGTTATGGACGTAACTTTCTCACGTATCGAAAAGAAAGAAGAGACATTCGAGTCTCAGAGAACTATTTCAACAGGTTCTGTTTTAAAGGGTGCTCTTGAACTCCGCACTGTTTATCCTATGACTGGCGGCGTTGGTGATGAGGACGGCTTTAAGGCTTATGTATTTGCAGATGCTGATATACACGAAGGCGCAACATATGATTGTGCTAACCCAGCAGTTTCTCACGAGTATACATATGCAGAGCAGGTTGCTATGAAGTTTGCTAAGGCTCAGAACTTGATTACAAAGACTGGTACAAGATATGTATTTGAGAACGCTGATACAATGTTTGGCGATTTCGATTTCAACGATGCTTTTGCTTCAGGTCCTCGCTCAACTGATAAGGTTGTAGTTGTTGGTCTTGCAGGTAAGTTCGATGAAAATACATATGACCTTGCTGAAATAAGAGAGGAAATCAGTAATCTCGCAGGTTCATATCAGGCTAAGGCTTATGATGTAACTTACGTTGATTATGCTGAACTCGTAGTTGAAGATGAAATGGGTTATTTCAATCCTGCTTTCTTAGGTGATGGATATGTAAGAACTCAGGGCGTTGGCTCAATCACATTCTTCAATGGCACAACACACAAGTATGCAGACCTTTATCCTAACTTTGACTCAGCTCTTAAGAACGCAGTAATGTGGGGCGACGGTGTTCACTACAGCATTAACGATGCTATAGAGGCTCTTCGTCAGCAGAAGCTTGTTCTTGACTCAACTGCTACAACAACATCAACTGGTATTACAGGCGTAACTGGTGGTTATAAGGTTCAGTCTGGTAAGCTTCCAGCACCTGGTGCAGAGGACGTTGATACAGCTGCAGCACTTTATGAGTATGAGCAGAGCGGCGTAGACATCGAGATTGATGGTGAAGCTGTTAAGAGCAACTACACATTAGAAAAGGTTCTTGATGCACTTACAGCAATCAATGCTACAACATCTGGTGCAGTTGAAGTTAATTATCCAGCAAATGACGAGTCAAATAGAGCTATCTATGTTGGTATCGGTGGAAACATGGATATCGCACAGGGTTCATACATTTACTTACTTCACAACAAGAACGCAGCTAAGATTGCTCTTGATGCTGATGGTATCTTCAAGTTCAACGACAAGAAGGGCAACACACTTTACTACCAGGACAAGATTTTCAAGGGCGTTGAGTGGCTTGCACTTGTAATTGTTGGTACAAACGGATATATCTTCGTTGCTGACAGAGTTGGCGTTACTAATGCAGTTCGTACAGCTTGGATGATTAACGAGGGTGGCTATGTAACAGATAACAACGCAAGAAGACTTGTTAGCGCTGGTCTTATCCACACAACAGACATCACAGTAAACGATGAGACATTCGAAGCTACTTGCACAGTTGGTGGACTTGCTACACACAAGACTCTTAAGACTGTTGACCGTTATATTCCAGTTCTTTATCTTGATACACTTAAGGTTTCTACAATCGAGCAGACAGCTGATGTAAGCTACGCTCAGGGTGGTCAGGGTAATGCACGTCTTATGGCTTGGGACTTCAATAAGGAAATCACACTTACACTTCAGGATGCTTTAATTAGTCCTGCTTCAATCGCACTTCTTTTCGGTAGCTATGAAGGAAATGATTTCCGTAAGGGAGTTAAGAAGACAACTAAGATAGACACAACTCAGAAGTTCCCTGCTGGTAAGAACTTTATCGTTCCTGCTGGTAACTCAAGAGGTATTCCTACTGAGGCTGAGTTCGTTGCTACTACTGTATATCTTGACCCAGCAACAATGGAGCCATACGCAGATGGTACTCCAATCGCTGAGGATGAAATAATCCTTAAGTGGACTCGTTCAATTGCTTACGAGGGTGCAAGCCTTGGTAATACAATTGAGGTTTCAGCTGATACATTCCCAGGAACATACCGTGTAACTGGTGATACATACATGAGACCTGAAGACGGTACACCTGATAAAAAGCTTATGTTCATTGCTCCAAAGGCTAAGATTTCTGCTAACCAGTCAATCTCACTTGAGGCTGATGGTGACCCAGCAGTATTCGATATGAACCTTGACCTTCTCCGTCCAGCAGATGGTAAGATGCTTAAGTTCGTTCAGTACGAGGTAATCGAGAATACTGAGCAGGGCGATGGCTCTAAGATGGTTAAGGGTACTGAGAACCTTGACCTTGTTGAAGACGCTGAGCTCTTCAAGGTTAAGAACGTAGGTAACCTTGATGAAGCTTTCATCGGTGCTGACGAGTATTAATAAAATATTAGTAAGCTGAGAGATTGGCTATTGAATTAAATAGTTCAATAGCCAATTCTTTTTAGGTTTATGAAAGCGAGGTGAGTATGTGTGAATATATTCGAACAATATGGTATTAGAGATGTTGCAGACGTAACATTGTATAGTATCCATAAGAAAAAGGATGGTAGTGGAGAAGTCTACTACGTGCCTGCGCTTCATTTTGATACATTAAAAGTTTCAACTTCAGATTTGACTGCCGACGGCGCTTGGGCCGAAGGCGGTAAAGGAAATGACCGCTTTATTAAGTGGGACCATTCACGACGTATTAACGTAAATTTGGAAGATGCTTTATGTACCCCTGCATCACTTGGTTTATGCTGGGGCGGTGTTCTAAGCGCTGATTGGAAGGACGGGCAGATTTCATACAATGCTGATGTATGTCACTGTAATAATCCCGTAAAGAGACTTACAAGGTTCGAGAAAAACATCTATCCTCATGCTAATAGACATACTGAGACAATTTCTTCTATGTTGCCTAAGATGTCTTCAGACCCAATAGATGACGGTTTACGAATTTTAGAGCGCTCTTCAGTTGTTGATGGAACACTCATTCAAGGACACGGTACTGTTATGGGACATTCATACGGTTGGCGTATGGCAATTGAATCTACAGTAAAATCTATCGCAGTAGTTCCTGATAGATTTTTTGATATAAAGGGAAGAAGCTATCCAATCGACCAGAACCGTAAGGTTAGCGTTACAAGCTTACCTACTTATGTTAATTATAAGGATGCGGTTGTTTATAAGATTAATAGCAATAATCCTGTGCCGCCCCGCGCAAGAATTATCTTTGATGATGCTATGGAAGGCGGCTTAACTCAGATGCCACCAATATCTGAGAATATAGTAACTCCTAATGAGGAAGAAAATGTTATTGTTGATTATGCTCAGAATAGAACTGTTACAAGTTTGGTTAAGCCAGACGGCACAGGTGAGGGTATAATTAATGATACTCTCGGTGGATACCTTAAGGTAGTAGAACAGAGAGAACCTTGCGAGGGAGATTACTTAGCAATTATAGTTGATAATAATGATGAATATTATGCCTTAATTGGAATAGATAGTGAAATAGCTGAACCAAATAATATGAATGTGGCTTATTCTGATGATAGAGCAATAGTTTGGTATAAACCAAAAACTCCTATTATTGTTAGCCAGTTTAAAGGTATTGATATGTGGTTACGTTTTGATAGTATCAATGCTATGATTTACTATTTGATTACAAAATATAATGAAGATATTTGCAGTATTATTCCAGTTGAAATCTTCGCCAATGAAAATGACCCAGACTGGGGCGATGGTGACGGAGACTGGGCTGTCAATAAACAAATTACACAAGTTATGGATAAACAGAGTGAAGAGAGTAAGAGAATGGAAGGAAAACTTTGGGCATATGTTGACCCAAGAACATATCGTCCTTATCAGGATGATTATTGGTTCCACCAAGGTGAGCCTTACTACATTGCTTCATTCACAATGTCATCAAAGGGTAAGAGACTTAAGGCTAATAAAATTACTGTTAAAAGTGGTCAGTGGCCTGGAATGTATATGCTTGTTGGAGAAAGTTACATACGTCCGCTCGACGGCACATCAGATGAGCATTTACAGATTAAGTTCCCTCTTTGTAAAGTAAATTGTGAGCAAAGTTTAGAATTAACCGCCGATGGAGACCCTGTTGTATTTAATTTACAATTGGAAGTTGCCACACCAAAAGGCGGCGATATAATGGAAATAACCGCTTATGAAACTGCAAACCGTTTGGTTAGAGGAGAGGATGGCTGCTATTATGAAGCAGATGGCTCAACAGAAGTTTTGAGTGAGTAATAAGGAGGCGAGATATGTGGCTAATATATTTGAGCAATTTGGTATACAAGAAATTGTTGACGCTACTCTTTATGCTATTGCGCTTGATAAGTACGACAACGAAATCTATATACCAGTATTATATTTGAACACATTGAAACTCTCTACATTAAGTCAAAATGCTTCTCAGTCTTCAGCGAAAGGCGGACATGGAAACCCTGATTTGATTACTTGGGATTTTGGCAAGGAGATTGATTTAAAGATGCAAGATGCTTTATTCACTCCTGCCAGCCAAAGTATGATGTGGGGTGGAAAGTTCGGTATCAAGAAGCCTAAGATACAAGGTTTATGGAATCCATTAGTTTATCCAAAGGATAGATATGGTAGAACAAGATACCTTGAGAAGCACGTTCTTGCTTATGTAGATAGTGACGGTGAAAATCCTGCGGGATTTTATGAGTTACTCGATGGACAAAAAGTTTCCGAAGAGCCAATTATCGCTTGCGAAAAGTTGGATACAGAAACTTATGTAGGTGCTATTAGATTTAATGATGACCCTACTGCATATGGTGAAATTGAGGACCAGAACTATGACCTTCTCGCCGCCGTAGATGAACAGGATGTAGCTCCTGCCTCTACTCAAGGAAACGGAGGAAGATTAACAAACATTAAGCTTACTAACGTTCAGAGATATGTTTATACTGATGCAGATTCAGATACATCATTTATCTTTGCAATTCTTGATGATATTACTGCTCAGGCTTATAAGTCTATTTGTGAAACTGTTATGAAAGCGGCTGCTAACCCAAACTGGGCAACAGAAAATCATATTGTTATTACAGGTACATTAAGTGAGGTAGCTCTTCCTGCTACACGTTCAGTTAATTATTGTAATGCACATAAGGGCGATATTGCAGTTTTCAGTAAGGCAAATTTCTTAATGGAAAATCCATCTACTGAACTTGAACAGATAATTTCTGAGGAAATTATGGGTAAGTTCAAAGATTATATACCTTTTATTTGTCCTTGTGATGGACAGATTAAATATGCTACTTATATTCCTGTTGAAGCAGAATTTAAGTATGAAGATATTGAAGAGTTCGCAACTGGTTATCGTTGTCCAAAGGGCTATGAGACAGGTGAAAGAGAGAGTAGCGAAAGCGAGACTGCTGCACTTGTTAAGAGTTACTATTGGGGCATAACTGATAATGCATTGGCTACAAAGCTTGAAGAACTTTATGACCTTAATCCACAGAAGTATCGTGGCCGCCCAGAGAGAGCTGAAATTGCTTGTGAAACATATGGAGATTTTGATTTCACATTATTTGATATGCAAGTAATGAAAGGTACTAAAGATGGCGATACAATTACAATTGATGAAACACTTAGTGACGATGCGGATAAGTTCTGTATCTACACTCCTGTTGACCGTTGTGACGGTATTTATGGTGATAATACTGTAGGATGCGGTTCAGACGTTCATGCATATGGTTACGAATGGAAGAGAATGGATATGAAGATGATGTCATTTGAAGGCGACCAAGATTTGTACTATATGGAAAATGCTAACTTAAGATTTAGAGTTCCTCGTAATAGTACACAAAAGGAAATCTCAATTGCAAGAGATGGCTTCTATGAGACAGAATATAACCAAGAGACAATTACTTGGGATAAGGTCGGAGAAGAAGAAATTAATTCAATCATCACTCTTGACCGTCAGTTTACTGAAAGACAGAGTTATGGTTACTTCGTAAATCCTTATGATTCTTCAGTTCAGTTCTTTATTAATATTCATTTGACCTTGCCGCTCGCTAATGACCAGAACTCATTAGAGCGTACTATAAGAGTGCCACTTGGTACATTCTATATTGTTTCTGATTGGAACTATGATGGTGTTAGTGCTTATGAAATCGCTCATCCCATCGAAAGCGGAATTGAGCACGTTCACATGATAGAGGTTATGAAAGAATATAAAGCAACAGCTACATTTGCCATAGATGCTAACAAAAATTTAGCAATGGGCAATTATAGATATGTTCATGCTTATGACGAGTGTCCTCTAACGGTCTTTATAGACCCTAAAACAATGAAACCTTACGAAGCAAATAGCGGAAGTTTTGTTCGTGAGAATGGAGATGTTATTACAGGTAACTTCCGTATAATTAAGCAAAATGAAATGTATTATAAATGGACTCGCTCAATTGCACCACCTTTTACTTCATTAGGTCAGAGAATTATCGTTGATGCAGAGCACTTCCCAGGCACATTCAGAATAGTAGGTGAAACTCATATCAGACCTCGCGACGGTGGTAAAGATGACTGTTACCAGATTGAGCTTCCACTTGCTAAACTTTCACCTGAAACTTCGCTTGAACTTGTTGCAGATAGTGGGCCAGCAACATTCGACATGAACTTTAAGGTTCTACGTCGTGATGATGGCGTAATGGTTAAACTTACAAGATACCGCATGGATTGTGTAACTTATGACGGACATCCAAGTGGTAGCGAGCAGGTTGTTCCATTATATCCTATTTCTGATTCTACATTCGATACAATCGTTAAATCTGAAGCATTTGCTGCATTAAGAGTCGTAAGTCCAGACCCTACAGAAATTAGACAAATGAGTACAGAACATGATATAGCAATTGAAGATATTCAGGCTGTATTGGATACTACAAAGTCCGTAACGGAAAAGAAATACAACACTTATACTCTACAAGTTGTGGAAGAGAACTATGCAGAGGCACTCAATACTGAACCATTAAATGATGAAGATATTGAAGTTGTTATTGCAAATATGGATGAGGAGGTGGGTGAATGAATATATTCAGACGGTTTGGTATAAGAGATGTAATGAATGTTACATTTTATAGTATCAATAAGATTGGAGATGAGGAGTTCTACACACCTGTCCTTGTTCTTGATACTTTGAAAGTTAGCTCTCTTGAAAAGGATGCCGATAAAGTTGTTGCTAAGGGCGGCAAGGGTAATAAAAAGCTTTTAGCATGGAACTTTGGTAAGGATTTGAAATTAACACTTAAAGATGCTTTGTTTAGCCCCGCTTCAATGAGTTTGATTTGGGGCGGCAAGCTCAACTCAACTTTAACTGATTATACGTCAGCAGTTGTTAAAACAAGTATCGCTAATAAATATGGTATGCTTAATTACTCTATAAAAGCTTATCCTTCACCAGCTTTGAATGATGACGAGTGGGAATTAATTTTCCGTGCCGCCACAGAGCTTGAGGTTCCTTCTGGAGCTAAAAATGCAAACAACACAGTCTACTGGGTAGAAAATTACGCAGGAGATACAGAATACATTGAAGAAAATCGTGTTATGTTAAGAAAGAGATATTTCCACAGAACATGGGTTTCTGAATACTTGCAAGACCAAAAGTCTACTACACATCCATTTAGTGAAGCTGATTATAATTCAGTTAAAAGCTTTACAAAAGCTGAGAATCAAGAAGAGTGGTTCTTAAGTCAGCCTGCTTTACCTGAGATAATTATTTCAAAGGTA